CTTTTTTAACAACAGAGTCGTCTGAATCGGCCTCGTAGCGTTTATCATCTACAGGTTCGATAGTCTCTTTGTCAAAATAAAATAATTCTCTCAGTATCATGTTAGTATTTATACAGTTTGATCGGTTGCAGCACCGCCTGCACCACCAATAGGTTGATCGGTTGCAGTTTCAGGACCTGCGCCTGCGCCGCCGTCAGTTGGGGTTGGTTCTGCCATTGCCTCGTCTTCTACACCGCCAAGGTCGTCGCCAAGTGATGCGCTTGATAATCCGCCGCCTCTAAGTTCAGCAGCAGCGTCTCCAGGTAGTGGAGTTAAGATTTCATCATTTTCTTCTCTCCATAGACGTTCGTTCTCTGCAATCTCCTCTTCTGTTAAACCTAAGAACCGTTTTAATGCAAAACGATTTGACATATAAGGTATTGCTGCCATTTGTGTGTAAGTTGGTACACGAGCATTATCAATTTCGCTTTGACGATATGCAGCAAAGTTTTGTGGTGGTTGAAATCTAAGATCAAACATTGCTGTATCAATGTTAATTCCTTTTTCCAACAAATAACGTTTAAATTCTTGGCTAAATTCTTCTACAACTAGATTTTGTAATCTTTCGCAATAGGTGTTAAACCTAAGTTCTTGAATGTATGCAGTACCAACACGCCCGTCATTATATTGTGAAGCCGAATCATCTGCTCCAGTTGGTAAGTACGAGCTAGGTATGCGTAAACCTCGGACAAGTTTATTAGTGAAGTAGCGTAAGTCATCAATCTCTCCTAGGTTAGTGCCACCTGGTAGAGTTTCAACTTTTGATCCACGCCCTTCTGCGGTTTGTGGGAAGAAGTAGTCTTCGTTAATTGACAGAGGATTGTAAGAACTGTCTATGACATTTTGGCCGCCGCCTGTCTGCGATGGGATACGTCTTTGATGTATTTCCGTTTTTACACGCTCCACAAATTGCATAGCAAGGTGTGAAGGCATGTTGCCCACATCAACGTAGAATACTCTGCGCTCAGGCGCACGTTGGACACGATAGATAATGATCGCATCCTCAAGCAGTTCTTTCTGCTTGTATACTTTGAAAATAGTTTCTAGTAATGAATTACCAAAAGGATAGTTGTTGTCAAGTCCTTCACTTAATGAAAGATGTACAACATGTTGAGCATCAATAGTAACTTCTGTTTCGTCAGTATTAAATCTTCCGCCACTCATACTAGCAGAAGGTTGTCCTACCATTCCTCTTGCACTACCTACTGGATTATAATCTTGTCCGTAACCTTTTCCTGTTCCAACACCGCTGTTTGTGTTGTACGGTGTTGTTGCAACCATTTCTTTGAAATTAAGATTTACGTTTTTAATAACATATTGCTCAGGTTGTTTACCTTCGCTTTCGTTTACAATAATTCTTACAACGTTTGCAGGATCAACATGGAACCAACGCTTTGTTTCTGGATCTCTAATAAAAAATTGATCGCCATACTTAAATGTATTTCTTAGTATACGAAAAATACGTGTTTCAAACTTTTGTAATTTACACCATTGATGCAAATACTGTTGTAAAATTTGTACTTCTGAATTAGTTGCTTGTTGTTTAAAATCTACAATAAAAGGAGTTTCGTTTCTTTTATTTTTTTGTGTACAAAACTCTGCTAGAATATCAAGTGCAGCATTTACTTCTGAATCCATATCCATTGTGTTGTATTGTCCGTAACGTTCAACACGATTTGGAGTTCCAACATAAACATCTGGTAGGAAACTTGAATAGTTTGTACGAGCAGGACCCGCAACGCCGCCGCGATTTGAACCTAGCGGGCTGTAAGACCCTCCTACGTTATCTGCTGTTGGTACAGGTGTAAAATATTTTTTCCAGCTCATTGTTTTTCCATTAGTTTCTGCTTACGTATCCTGCTGCGATATTTCCGCTTGTAATTGCTGATGTGTTTCTTTCAACTTTGTTATTAATTTCTTTTATTTCATTTAATGCTACTAACATGCCTTGCATAACAGTATTTAACTGATTAATGCCTTGAGAACCAGCACTACTGGACATATTGATTCCGCTTAATAATTCTCCTGCACTAGCATTTTGCTGTGTCCAACTATCGTTATTATCAGCTAATACTTCATTAAGATCTCCTAGCTTTTCAACTAAG